GCAGCGGTCATGCGCTGGGATCAGCGGGGTCGTGTTCCCCCATGGTGGCACCGACCTATCGAGATCGCAACGATGGGGCAGGTCACGGCTGCGCACTTCAACCTCAAGACACGGGAGCTTCACGCATGTCCGTCCGTCTAATTGCCGAGGCGATCGAGACAGATCTGCCGCCGACTGAAAAGCTGGCGTTGATTCTGCTGGCGAACTCATCCAATGCTGACACTGGTGCGTGCTTCCCCAGCCAGCGATATGTCTCTGAACGCTTGGGCGTTACACGTGAGACAGTCAACCGAATCATTAAGAAGCTGAACAGATTGGGACACCTAACCATCGAGCATCAGTTCAATGAGAAAGGGGGGCAGAGATCCAGTCAATACCACATCCATCCACGTGGGGGGTGTGACACCCACATCACAGGGGGTGTGATCCCAGCGTCACAGGGGGGTGTGATGTCCACGTCACACATAAACAGAAGTAAGAAACAGAAATCTAAACCTCTCTCTAGTGGGACAAGAATGTCTGATGATTGGAAGCTGCCGTCAGAGTGGGCAGCATGGGCTAAAGAAGAACGTCCTGATCTGAACATCAAAGAGGTGAGCGAGATCTTCCGTGACTATTGGTTAGGTGTGTCAGGCAAGAGCGGGATCAAAAGAGATTGGCTTGCAACGTGGCGCAACTGGGTTCGAAGAGAACGCAAGGTGGAACAGAGGGTAGGTGTGGCAACCATGAAGAACGACACAAGCAACTGGCAACGCCCACCCAAGAGTGACGATAGCTTGATGAGCTTCGCACGATTGCATGGGTTCAGTGAACCGACAGTTGGTGCGACGTTTCAGCAGTATCGAAGCAAGTTGATTGGTGAAATCCAACAGAGAGCAAGATCAAATTGAGCAGCCTATCCTTGCCAGCGTTCACGAAGAAGTGCCGAGTGTGCGACGAAACGAAACATCGACACCTGTTCGACCGCACACCACCAAGCAAGCCGGGACAACTACCGATCTGCCGACGCTGCTATTCAAATCCAACCACACGCTATGTCAATCTCACCAACTCAACTGAGCCTGAGAAAGCTACGGGCTGACGGCATCGCCTGTCAGGTAGTCGAGTACTACAACAGCCACAGTCGCAAGAGAGTGGACCTGTTCACAATCCTAGATATCGTAGCTTTGCATGGTGAAGACACGATTGGAGTGCAGTGCACAACCAAAGCAAACATGAAAGCAAGAGAGAAAAAAATTATCGAGTGTGAGTACCTTCCCGCGCTGCGTGATGCAGGGTGGACGCTGTTGTTGTGGGGCTGGTGGAAGGATGGCAACCGATGGGTGGTGAAAGAAACGGATCTTTCCTAAAGCGTTGTTATATCTGCGAAGAACGCAAGCCATTGGCTGACTTCGTGGTCGATGAGAGGCGCGCGAGTGGTGTGGGTTACAGGTGCAAAGCCTGTCATGCGCAGCAGATGCGCGATGCCCGACAGCGTGACCAACCAGATGATGCTCGACCAAGAGGTAGACCCCCCGGTAGGCATGGACCGTACAAGCCTAGACATTAAATGTGTGACGCAATAAGAGGAAGCGAATGATCCACAAGAATCGATGGATAGAGTTAAGGAGTAACGAAGGCGAAGCGATCTTCGTGCTGAATGGCGGGAACAGCGCAAAGATTCGCACCGGACACACGGTGAAGCTGAAAGCAGGAACGATTGGGCTTGTTCTACCTGCACCAGAAGCAGGGGTGAACGTGCGCCCCATGTTCGTAGCTGAAGGCGAGATCGTGTTAACCGTGGTGAATGAAGGCGGCGTTGCTCACTGGGTGCAGCCGGGTGATGTGGTTGCTCACTTGGTATCAGTGAAGACAGAAGAGAACAGGACAAAAACAGGTGAGTGATGGCAGGTTCAAGCCGGGACAATCAGGCAATCCCAACGGGCGACCGAAGGGATCAAAGAACAAGGCGACGTTGGAAGTCGAGCGCACGTTGCATGAACTTGGCTGCGATCCCATCAGTGCAATGGCAGTGATCGCAATGAACAAGAAGAACGATCTCAACCTACGAGCCAACATGTACAAGGAACTCGCACAGTATGTTGCACCGAAGCGTAAGGCGACAGAGATCTCAGGACCGAATGACGAAGCACTCCCCGTGATGAATATTATCGATGACTGACTACCATGCGAAAGCGGTTCCCACGATCAAGAAGTTCTGGCGATCTGATCGATTCCAGCGGCTATTGCTTGGACCCTTCGGGTCTGGCAAGTCGTCAGGCTGCGTGCAAGAAATATGTCGTCGTGCCTCGACGCAGACCCCAGCCCGTGACGGTGTTCGTCGCACAAGATGGGCGGTCATACGAAATAGTTATCCACAGTTGAGGGACACAACGATACGCACGGTGCTTGACTGGTATCCACCCGGTGTATGGGGGAAGTATTCATCACTCGATCACACGTACAAGATGGCGTGGGCGATGCCTGATGACACTGAGGTGAGCTGTGAGCTGCTGTTCCGTGCACTCGATAGACCTGACCAAGTATCGAACCTCTTGTCGCTTGAGTTGACAGGGGCATGGGTGAACGAGGCACGTGAGATCCCGATGGCGATATGGGATGCGCTGCAAGGTAGGGTCGGCAGGTATCCCTCGTTCAGAGATGAGGGGTGCAAGTGGTTCGGTGTGTTCGGTGATAGCAATCCACCAGATGATGACCATTGGATATACACGACGTTCGAAGAAGACACACCAGAGAACGCTGCCATCTTCAAGCAGCCGAGTGGTCGATCGAAGAACGCAGAGAACATAGACAACCTGCCGCCCGGTTACTACGACAACCTAGCGAGTGGCAAAGGTGATGACTTCATCCGTGTCTATGTTGACGGTGATTACGGATTCGTGAAAGAAGGCAAGCCAGTGTTCCCCGAATACAACGACACGATGCACTGCCGTGAGTTCGAAGTGTCACGCTATCCTGTGTATCGGGGTTGGGACTTCGGGCTATCTCCTGCTTGCGTGTTCACTCAACTGCAGCCGAATGGACAGTGGCGCATCTTCGATGAGGTGGTAGCAACACGCATGGGTGCACGTGCATTGGGCGAAGAGGTGATTCGATATACCAATCAGAAGTACCCGAACATCCACATCGATGGTGACTATGGAGATCCTGCAGGGATGCAAGCCAGCCAGACTGATGAGCGTACCTGCTTTCAGATTCTGCGCTCCATGGATATCGGCATCGAGACAGGAGAACAATCGATCGAGCGTCGGCTGGATGCGGTGCGCTCTCGCTTCATGCGCATGGTGGATGGTGAACCTGCTGTACTGGTGCATCCCCGGTGCAAGACTTTGCGCAAGGGGTTTCGTGGTGGCTATAAGTATCGTCGGCTGCAGGTATCGGGCGAACGATTCAGTGACAAGCCAGACAAGGATGGGTTCAGTCATCCAATGGATGCGCTGCAATATGTAGCGACAAGACTATTCAACGTGAACGCTGACCAGCATGACGGGCATATCCCCCGTGTCATCAAGGCAGCATAGGGGAAACACATGGCACTCAAATCACCCAAGTCAGCATTCGAACTTTATGTAGACAAACACAAAGATATCAAGGAGGAGTTTGAAAAATCAGGGTCTACGAATAAGGCACTGTTTGGTTCTCGTCATTGGAAAACGCATGGACGCAAGAAAGCGGGGCGATACTCGCCGGGGTCGTTGCGTGTTGATGACGAGGGCAGGAAGACTAGTTCGGCATTCGCAACAGCGATGAAAGGCATCAGCATTGAGGACTACGAAGCAGGGAGAAGACCGAGCTGGAAGGCGAGCACGAAAGCATGGCGTGATGCAAACCCAAAAGATGGTAGCGGGGGCACCACCCTCTTGAAGTCAGGGAAGACCGACCCGAATGAATGGAAGACGCACTTTGACGCTGGACAACCAGCGGGCAGGGGTGGTCATCAACCGGGGCAGAGTTGGGCATGGACGCTGCGCGGAGAGCTTGAGGATTACAAGTTTCGCAATTCACCAACATCGACCAAGCGTGTGTTGGCTGATGTGAACGGTGAGCGTGGTTATCTTTATCTGCAGAACCCCGAAGAAAAAGACAAGACCAAACAACGGTGGCAATTCAGAAGCAAGCTAGAAGGGATGGAAGCAGATAGGGATTCACGTGTGCCATGGGTAAGCAACATAACGATATACGGGAAGGGTAAGGATGGCGATAAAGTGGAGTATGCGATGGATGACTCGACCACTACCACAACAAACACAAAGCCCCCGCTTGAGGATGAGACACCACCATGGGAGAGTGCATTCGCAGATCTCTTGTCGAACTTGACGAACATCCTCAACAAGCCACCGACAACCACAACCATGACTGAAACAACCCCGAAGTATGGGTTGGAAGATACGCATATCGTCAAGCGACCATTGGATGATCCATCGCTGAAGACCTCGACGTTAACGATGGTTAATGCACGTGCGCCTATTGGCGGCATGGCAGTGGTCGATCCAGTGACGGGTACGGTGTATGCCAACCCCGGTGCAGCGAGAGCAGCAGGGGTTACATCGTGGGTGTACAAATATAAATGGGATGCGTTGCGTTCTGGTGCATCTACCTTCTCGGCGGTGGCGTAATGGCAGATGCTAACCAACTGATCAAGCGGTACGAAACGCTCAAGTCAGAGCGTAAGAACTGGGACACGTTATGGGAAGACACTGCGCTGTACGTCATGCCCAACCGTGCTGACTTCGTTACGCAGAGAACGAAGGGTGATCGATCACGCACTGAAAAACTTTACGACAGCACAGCGATACACAGCAATCAGATACTCGCTGCGAGTCTGCATGTCTCGTTGACTTCTCCATCAGCACCGTGGTTTTCCCTGCGCTTCCGTGATGATGAGCTGAATGAGGATGATGAAGCGAAGGGCTGGCTGGAAGAGTGTGCTGACTCCATGTTCAATGCACTGAGTGAGTCGAACTTCTCACCAGAGATGAGCGAGTTGTACCTCGACCTGGGCGCGTTCGGTACAGGTGCGCTGCTGTTAGAGGAAGGCATGGATGGTGAGTGGGGTGGCTTCCGCTTTGAGTCGATCCATCTCTCCAACGTGTGCATCGCAGAGAATGCGCAAGGCAAAGTCGATAGCATCTACCGTCAATTCAAACTACCAGCACGTGCGGCTGCGCAACGGTGGACAGGTGCAGACATGCCGAAGGTGCGTGCTGCATTGGAGCGAGATCCCGATCAACGGTTCACGTTCGTCCATTGCGTACACCCATCAGCGGATACAACGTACACCGCAGGGACTACAGCAGTGGCAGAGGATCGCCCGTACCTTGAGCAATACGTGTGCCTTGAGGATGTGATGATTGTCGAAGAGGGTGGCTACTATGAGCTGCCGTACTTCATCCCACGATGGCAGAAGTTATCGGGAGATCCGTGGGGGTTTGGACCGGGGCTGGTTGCACGTGCTGACATCACCACACTCAACGAAGCCAAGCGGCTTGAGTTGACAGGATGGGAGAAGAGCATCGACCCACCATTCAAGGCGGGACGCAATGCCATCGTAGGAGATCTGCATCTTGAACCCGGTGGCTTGACCATTATGCGAGAGATGCGTGACCTGCAGATACTTGAGCAGGGCACACGCTGGGATGTTTCGCAGATTAAATCTGAAGAGCTGCGTCAATCTATTCGCAACATGTTCTTCGCGGATCAGCTACAGCTACCGGAACGACCGAACGCTACAGCTACCGAGGTGACATTGCGATACGAGATGATGCAGCGGCTGCTGGGTCCGACGCTGGGTAGGCTGCAGTCGGAGCTGTTAACCCCGATGGTCGAGCGTATGTTCTACATGATGTACCGAGCGGGACAGTTCGATGAGATGCCTGAGTCGGTAATGCAATCGGCTGGCAGTGAGCTTGACATCGAGTACGTGTCACCACTGGCACGGGCGCAGAAGATGGGCGATGTGCAAGCGATCGAGCGATGGATCGGTGCGCTGGGTGGCATGGCGCAGATGAATCCAGAGATCCTTGATGTCATTGACTTCGATGCAGTGGCTCTCAAGCTGGCAGACAGGCAGGGTGTACCTGCCGATGTGCGTAAGGGTGACCGAGAGATAGAGCAGTCACGGGCGCAACGACAGGAACAGATGCAGCAGCAGATGGCTATGCAGCAGCAGATGGCAGGGCAGGAAGCTGGACAGGCTTAACGAACTCGCACAACTGGCATTCAAGTCGGACGTAGGACAAGAGCTGCTGGCTGAGTTGCGAGACATGTATCTTGATCGCACGTTATACGAGCGGGGAGATACACATCACACTGCGTATCGGCTCGGTGCTGCCGACTTGGTGCGCTTCCTAAGTAACATGCAAGAGGACACAGATGGCTGACGAAACATGGCGCGACTCACTCTCTGAAGAGATCAGGAACCTTGACACACTGCAAGACATCCCCGATGTCGAGACATTAGCGAAGTCATACGATGATGCGCAGCGGTACATCGGGCGCAGCATTCGCATCCCTGCAGAAGATGCAGAGAATGGGCAGTGGAATGACTTTAGAGAGAAGCTGCGGAATGTTCCCGGTGTGGTGATGATGCCCGGTGATGACGATTCCGATGGATGGAAGGATCTCTATTCTAAGCTCGGCAGACCAGAGGAGGCGAGTGGTTACGAGATCGATGACTCCGACTATCAAAGCGCAGCGCATGAGCTTGGCTTAACGAAGGATCAGGCAACCAAGCTGTATTCCCATGTCCATGCCGATCGCCAACAGGAAGCAGAGCAGCGGCAGCAGGTGATCGATGGTGCGCTGGAAACACTGAAGAATAAGTGGGGCGCAGAGTTTGAGCGCAAGGGCAGAGAAGCACAGCAAGCGGTGGACTATCTTGATGAGCGCATGAAGGCAGGGGGCGCATTCGCTGAAGAGATGCGCAAGCCGGGGATGGGTGATAGCGCTTATGTCATTGAGATGCTGTCTGAAGTGGGCAGCATGTTGGGTGAGAAGACTATCGCTGCAACAGATACCAGCAACACATTCGGTGTGCCACCGGGTGAAGCATTGGATCGTGCGAATGCAATCATTGGTGACTGGGATGACCCCTATCACAACGCATCGCATCCGAATCATCAGTCACGTGTCGATCACGTGCGCAGACTTATGGAGGTTGCACACCCTGATGGGTAGACATTAATTCTGTGACGCACTAATTGGTGCACTGACGGGTAGCCAATAGGTCCGTCACGCTGACAGCGTACTGTCCGTCAAACCTGACGTTAACGGCAGGAAGGGTCCGGTAACGGGCAGCTCGACCGAGTTATTCATTAACAACTTGGGAGAGCAAACAAGATGGCAAACACAATCTCAAAGGCATTTGTTGAGCAGTTCAAATCAAATGTCGTACACCTCGCGCAGCAGCGCGGCACACGGTTGAAGGGTGCGGTACGCAGTGAGACCGTGACTGGCAATAAGCACAATTTCGAGCGCATTGGAAGTATGGACAGCGTCGCCAAAACGACTAGACATACTGACACTCCTGTACTCGATGTGCCCCATTCAAGGCGCGTTGTGACTATGCTGGATTGGCAGTGGGCAGATATGGTCGATCAGGAAGACAAGATCAGATTGCTCATCAATCCTCAGAGTGAGTACGCCAAGACTGGTGCATTCGCAATGGGCAGACGTTGGGACAAGCTCATAATTGATGCAGCAACAGCGGCATCCACGGACGGTGATGGAACTTCTGTTTCTTTGCCATCCTCGCAACAGGTGGCGCACGCTTCTGGTGGCATGACGGTGGCGAAGATCTTAGATGCAAGAGAGATCATGCTTGCTGCAGACATCGATGAAGACAATGACCAGATGTACATGGTCATCTCATCGAAAGAGTTGACGGCATTACTCAACACCACAGAGGTAAAAAGTTCTGACTACAACACTGTGAAAGCCTTGGCTCAAGGAAGCATCTCAGACTTCTGCGGCTTCTCGTTCATAAGGTCCGAGCAGTTGAATGTCGATACGACAGGCACGAACTATCGCAAGTGCTTGGCATTCGCTTCGTCTGGCATTGGTCTGGCGGTGGGTGCAGATGTAAAGACTCGCATCGATGACCGGGCAGACAAGTCATACGCCACGCAGGTGTACATGGCTTTCTCTGCTGCAGCTACACGCATCGAAGAAGAGAAAGTGGTCGAAGTACAAGCGACGTACTAAGAGCAGCGGGGTGGGGGCGAAAGCCCCTGCCCCCTTTTTTTAAGGGCACGTTATGGCAAGTGAAGTTGATGTTGCGAATGACGCACTGACCTTCTTGGGTGCGAGTCGTATCACATCGCTCACTCAAGATCAGACAGAAGCCAAGGTGATGAACCAGTTGTACCAGCGATCGGTTGATGCGGTACTTCGGGCATACCCTTGGAAGTGTGCGAAGGCACAGCAGTCACTACCCCGCAGCGCAACAGCTCCGGTGTATGGTTGGGATTATTCCTATCAGTTACCGACAGACCCGGTATGTCTGCGAGTGCTTGATGTAGAGAACGCAGACCGGGATGACAAGTGGGATCGTTATGGAGACTTTCTTTATACCGATCTGGACACCTGCAAGATCACATTCATATCACGCATCGATGCGGCATCGTTTGATCCGCTGCTGCGTGATGCAGTTGCCGCACGGTTAGCTGCTGATGCTGCCTATGCGTTGATAGGTTCGAACGGAATGATGCAGCAGATGTATGAGCTGTACATGCTGCGGGTTGATGATGCACGTGAGGCTTCACAGATTGAGGGCAGCAGCCCGGTGTTCGTATCGCAGAAGTTCGAACAGGTTAGGAAGTGAGAATACAACCAATCATCGAGTCGTTCACGACTGGTGAGATATCGCCCTTGCTGCTGGGTCGTGTATCAACCAAGCAGTATGCGGCTGCGTGCAAGAAGATGGAGAACGCATTGCCTGACTCGCATGGTGGGGCGAAGCGTAGACCCGGCACGATCTTTGTCTCTGAGGTGAAGGATTCAACGAAGGCAACGCGCCTGATCCCGTTCAACATCTCACGTGATGAGAGTTACATCATCGAGTTGGGTCATCTGTACATGCGGTTCTATACGAACCACGGGCAGATACAGAGTGGCGGTGCTGCCCTTGAGGTGGCAACACCGTGGACCTCGACGCATATCTTTGATGTTCACATCGCGCAAGCCAATGACATCATGTACATGGTGCACGATGCGTATAACCCACGGAAGCTAACGCATTCGGGGGCGACATCATGGGCATTGTCGCAGCCAACATTATCAGGGGCACCGTGGAACGGTAACGCTGACGGTCATGCCGATGGGTTCCCTCGCACGGTTGCCTTCTTTGAGCAGCGGTTGTGGCTCGGTGGGACAGTAGCGAAGCCGAATACCCTGTGGGGTTCGAAGGTTGCAGACTTTGAGAACTTCACCATACCCACACCCAGTGCAGCCGATGATCCGGTTGACTACACCATCGCCTCGTATACGAAGGACACCATACAGTGGTTGTCACCTGCTGCGGTGTTGTTCATCGGGACAACAGCGAATGAACACAGGTTATCACCGAACTCATACATCTCTGTCAGCAACCTGCCTGACATCACTCGACAGAGTTCTTACGGGTCACGACACATGCAGCCTGAGTACATCGGGTCGCAAACTGTATTCGTGCAGGGGTCGGGTCGGCAGGTGCGCACCTTCTCGCTGAACATTAAGGCGAACGTCGAGATCTATGACTCCATCAATCTCGCATGGTTGAGTGAACACATCACGACAGGTGGTGTGGTTGATATGTCGTACCAACAGATTCCCGACTCGGTACTGTGGTCTGTGCGTAATGATGGCACGTTGTTATCAATGACGTATGACCCGGCACTGGATGGTGATGCTGACTTCTCCAGTGTGGGATGGGCACGGCATCCGATGGATGGGTTGGTCGAGTCAGTCACGACAGTGACAGCAGATGCGACTGATGAGACATGGATAGTGGTGAAGCGCACAGTCGGTGGAACAGATAAGCGGTACATCGAATACCTGACTGACACAATGTTCACCGACTCGACGCTGCAGTACAGCGGGTCGGCAGCAACGGTGATTGGTGGACTGTCTCATCTTGAAGGCAAGGCATTGAACATCGTGGCTGATGGTGCTGTTCATCCACAGAAGACAGTGACATCAGGGAACATCACGCTCGACTACGCTGCAGCAAAGGTCGATGCGGGGTTGCCATTTGTACCCACTATCGTGCCCGTCGAATTCGAAGGCGGGGTAGAGAGCGGGGTATCGCAAGGACTACCGAAGCGGTGGGTACAGGCGAAGCTGCGACTGCATCAATCTGCATTACCCAAGGTGAACGGAGTGCGTCCATCTGATCGCACACCATCTACCCCGATGGGATCAACCGAGCCGCTGCTGACAGGCGAGTCTCTTAACTACAACCTTGGGCATAGTGACAACGGCAAGATCGAGATCACACAAGATCTTCCTGTCGCTATGCACATCCTGTCTATCTTCGGACAGATGACAGTGAGTCAATAGCTATGTCTTGGCTAACTTTTGCGAAGGTTGCTGTGGGTATCTTTGGTGGCATGAGCCAGAGTTCAACGCTGAATAAGGGTGCATCACTGGCAGTCAAGTTCAGCAACGAGAACGCTGCCGGGTTGATGGACATGACCACCAAGAACAATGCGATCCAAACCAATCTCGCAGAAGAGAATGCCGCAGCAGTTTGGAACGTAGGGTATGCGAATGCCAAAGCGGTCGAGGACGCAGCAATGCGAACTCTCGCTATGCGAACAATAGGGACAAAGTACAAAGCAGAGCAGATGTGGCTTGCCCGTCATCACATGATGGGGGAGATACGTGCGAGAACTTCCGGTACTGGCATCTCTGTGAATGTTGGGTCGCCGCTTCATCACCTCAATGAACAGGCGCAACTGGCAGAGCGAGATATCAAGATGACGATCGGCATGGAGCTGTTAAGCACGTTGGGCTACATGGCAGACCAAGCGGAACGGGCAAGGCTAATAAAGCTGGAGACTAGGCAGCGTGTTGACACGATGAAGCGCAACGTCGCGGCAGCTAATGAAGTAGCAATGAACGAGGCGATTACCCGTGCCGCTGCGCTGCGTCGAGGGGGACAGCTCACTGCGGTAGGAATGCGTGCGCAAGGTAACGCCGCGATGTGGTCTGGAATTGCTAGTGGTATCGGGGCATTGGCAGGATGAAACTACCCAGCGCACAAACAACGCCGAACCTTCCTATACGGGATCGCCAAGCGGTGACTCGGTCGATGCCAGCGATGCTGACGAAGCCACGTGAGAAATACATACCAGAGCAAACCGCTGACCAGATCGCACGCCTCTATACGACGAAAGCACAGGCGGCGGGAACCATAGCGACTTCGTTCGGCAATGCACTAAGCAAACACATCGTCGCACAGAAGAAGGCACAGGCAGCAGCGCAGACTGCTTTAGTGGATTCGCAATATCTTCATGGCGCGCAGATATATCTGAACGGTATGAGTGGGTGGATAGCAGATGAGATGGTCAATGGTGCGACTGAGGTGCAGGTTCTAAGCGACGGCAGCGTTACCGGGGTGGAACGTGCGCACCCGTGGGAAGGAATGGACCAGCGATATGCTGTAGCGGCGGACGCGCTTCTTTATGGGTCGGTTGGTACGGAGGGTCCGAAGATAGGAATAGTGCAAGCGAACAATATGTCAAAGGCTGCCGTAAATAAACTCAACAAGTGGCGACTGACATTTGATAAGCAAGCGCTTGAGAAGATTCACAAGTTCCAGAACGATCAGAGGATTGATCTTGCTAGTGCTAACTATCAAGAAGCGATGAACGAGATGAGAAGCATCGAGCAGATGACAGTCTTACGCGACACGATGATTCACACAGGGATGGATAACAAGTTCGCATGGGATGTGTGGGACAAGGGTGTGCGCAGAGTGAACCAAGAAGATGTGATGCAACAGATCAATGCGTTCGCTATTGAAGCGGGGCATCCTGATAGCAAGGCAGGTATGGACAACTTTATGGAGCTGAAGACGCGCATCATGAAAACGATCTCGGAGCGTGGCGAGAATGAGTTAATGCTACCGGAAGGGGCACGTGACGAGATCCACAAGAGTCTGATGTCTATACAGACTCGCATGGGTGAACTGAAAGAGCAGCGTCAGGATGT